CCCCTGCCGCGCCATCAACGTTAAATGCGCCGCCGGTCGTTATACTGCCGCTCGACTTGACGGTTCCCACGACCTGCAGCTTGTCCGTGCCGTTATCGGTCGTCGTGCCGATCAGAAGCGTGCCGCCGAGATAGTTCGACGCGGTTCCGTCCGCGTAGATATTCCACTTGCCAGTGCCCGAGCTCATGCGCATGCGCAAGCCGTAGTTGCTTCCGGCGCCGCTGAAGTCTTGAACGTAGAAGCCCGTATAGCTCGTGACGGTCGCGCCCGCGCCGATCGTCGGCACGTTGGCGTAGAAGCCGATCAGGTTCCCCATTGTGAAAGCCGAAGCCTTCACCTTCGGGGCCGCAGTGAACGCGTAGCCGCCGCCGGTCGTTGTCTCGTTGAACTCTTGCGCGTGGAAGAAGCCATACGCCGTCGTAGACGTGCTGAGGCTCACGCCGTTCGCGTAGTACACGACGTTGTTCGACGGCGACGTAACCCCGCCGCCTACGGTCATGTAGCCGTCAGCGTTGAGCGCGAAGCCCGAGGTATTCCACACGCCGCTGTTATCGCCCGGATCATTGGCGATCTTGAGAACGCCGTTATCCATCAGCAAACGCATGTTCTTCGCGTTCGCCGTCTGGTCGATGAGCTGAATCGTCGGCTGATACGACTCGATCGACAGACCGCCGCCAGTGCCCGAATAGGCATCGGCCACGCGCAGCGTCGGCGTGTTCAGCGCCGCCCACCCGCTTGCGGTGTTGGTCGAGCCGCTCGGCGAAACCATGCCGCCGGTCAGCGGCAGATAGCCGAGCCCGTAGACGTTCGTGCCGTCCGTCAGAACGTCTTGCAAGCCCGTCTGCGGAAGATCCATCGTCGTGCCGCCCGCCGTCGCGCTCTTGAGCGTGATCGTGTACGAGCCGGACGTCGAATTCTTCATCGCCCACTTCGAAGCCGAGCCGGGCACCGTGATCGTGATATTGCCCGTCAGCGCGCCAGTGAATTCGATGAACGCATAGCCCGCCTGCACGGCCGAGAGCGTGACGTTCGCGCTGCCCGCGACGTTGATCGCGATGCGGCCCTTCGACGTGATCTGGACGAACGCGGTCGTCGCGATCTGGACCGTGTTGTCGCCGACGCTCGGCGCGGCCGTTTTTGGCGTGCCGGTCAGCGTGGGCGACAGCAGCGGCGCGAGCGTCGGCGTGAGCGCGTTGATCGTATCGACCTGGGCCTTCAGATACGCCGTGCGGTTCGCGAGATTCGTCGCGGCCTTGTTCGCAATGCCCGCCGTTCCGCCGACGACGGCGTCCGTCGTCGCGATGAGATAGACGCCCGAATCGTAGTTGACCGTTTCAACAATGTTTGCCATCTACGCGCCTCAGAAAGTGATGATCCACGAGCCGGAAATCGTGATATCCGACTGCTTCACCAGAGCCGCGAGTCGCACCTTGCGCGCGAAGAGCTTGCCGTTGGTCGTGAGAAGTCCGAATTCCTGAATGGACATGCCATTCGCTTCGGTCGTGCCGAGCGAAAAGTTGAACTGCACCTGATTCGTCGCCGGGAAGGTGACGGAATCGAACGCCTTCGCGTATTGCCCGGTGAGCGCCGTATCGGTCAGCACAGGCGTCGCGCCGTTCGTGCCATAGCCCATTTGCGTGATCGTCCAGCCGGACGTATTGCCGAGCGCATTGGCCTGAATCTGCTTGGACGCCGTGACGACGAGATTCGGGTCATCGAGCAAGTCGATAAGCCGACCGTTTCTGTAAGCGCGGCAGATGAGATGCCCGGTCGGCGCATCCCGTACTTCGTCGCGAAGTTGCATTAGGTGACTCCAAAGAGTGTTGGAGTCACTTTCGCGTCACGACTGAGCGCGTGGATCAGCCGCTCAGCGTTTCATCGAACGCGCTGCCCGAGCTGTAATTGATGATGCCGTCGAAGTTGCGCACGCCGTTATAGGTAGTCGCCTGCACCCAATGAATCGAGCCGCTATCGGTCGGATCCGCTGCAACCGGGTCCGCCAACTGCGTGCCGACGTTCATCTTCACGCTCAGCCCGTCGTCGTTTGGCGTGTAGCCCGGCGAATCGGTGAGCGTGCTCCCGATGATCGCGAACGAATTCAGGTGCATGCCCGCGTCGCGCAGCGTCTCGATGCGGGCCTTGACCATCTCCGTATAGGCGTTGAGATCGTCCGAGCCGAGCAAGTCATAGCCCGCCTGCACGTCGAACAGACCGAGCACCTGCGGCGACATGGAATTCGTCGCCAAGTACAGATCCGTCACGGTCACTTTCTGCCCGAGCAGCTCGAAGAGCGCCGCTTCGATCGCGACATTGTTGCCGCGCGGGCGCAGCACTTCCATGACGATTCGCGCCGCGTAGGAAGCGTCTTGCTCGCCACTCTCGCGTGGCACGTTGAAGTAGCCGCCCCACTCGTCAACCCATTCGTTGCTTGCGGTTTTCAGGCTCATTTGCAAAAGAGCCTGCTTGATTTGCAGCGCCGCCGCGACGAGCTCGCTCGCGAAGGGCTCCAGTAGCGCCCACAGCGTCGAGGAATAGGCCATCAAGTGATCGCCATTGCTCGCCGACTGGTCGCCGCTCGCATCGATCAGCACGCGCGCGGAAAGCGACGTGTTGTTACTCGTGAGAAATGGCACACTGACGCCCGGAACGGCCGCCAGTGCCGCCGCGAGCGTCGCGAGCGTGTACTGAGACAGATCGAGCGAGAAGAGCTGCGTCGAGCCGCTCGTGCCTGTCAGAATGCCGTCCGCGACGGTCCAGACGAGCGGGCCGCCGCTGTAGTTGATGCGCAGCGCGAGATACGCGTTCGCGTCCTTGTTGAACGCGCGATAGATCGAGCCGAGCAGTTTTTGCGTGAGCTTCATGTTATTGCGTCGTCAGGTTGAGCGTGCCCGGCATGACCTTTTGGCTTACCGAAAGGCTCGTGTTCGACGTGGGCGATGCAAGCGCGAAATCGGAGACGCCCGGCGTATCCATAGCGAGCTGCACGAGCGTCGCGTATTGCGCGGGCACGCCGACATTGAGCTCGGTGAGATAGTTCGAAATGGCGTTCTGGACGGACGTTTTCACGTCTGCGGCGACATAGCCGCTTGCGACGAAGATCGTCCCTGTGACATTGACGCTAATCACCGTTGCGGCCGTGATATCGACGCGCGCGCCAGCGGCCTTGTAGCCGGGCACTGCCGTGCCATCCGTCTTGTAGTAGCCATAGACGACTTGCTTCGCCTGCGCGAGCAGATCGGCCGAGGCGCCATTCACGCCATTGTGGATGTACGCCTGCACGTAGCCGACCGGCTGCGTGTTGTCCGTGATCCACGGCTCGACCACGTTCGACGCGACCACTTGCTCGATGATGATGCCGTTCGCATCGGTCACATTGGCGATCGACAAGCCGTACTTCACTGCCGCGACCGTGCCGCGCTGAAGCGAATTGATGTACGAGACGAAGCGCGCCTTTTGCTGCGCGTCGGTTTCGTCGTCCGTCCCGGTCGTGAAAGCGCCGGTATTGGCCGCCGACACATAGCCGCTTGGCTGCGGCTGCAACGAGAAGGACGTCGCCGCCGGGAGATTGCCGCTCGTGCCCGCCGTCGCGCACGTCACGTAGACGTCGGCATACGTCGCGCCTGCGGCGACCGTCACGTCCGCGCGAGAGGCGAAGGTGAGCGCCGCGCCGACCGGCGTGAAGATCGTGCCGGACGGGATTTTGACGTCGGCGGCCTGCGCCGTGATCGTGACGCGCACGTTGCCGCTCGCGGCGACTGCGGCGAGCTTCGGAAAATCGAACGACGTATAGATCGCGGTCGGAATCGCCTCGCGCAAGCCGACAAACATTTGCTGATAGAGCTCTTCGAGCTCCATCGCAACCGCTTCCATGATCGTTCGCGCGATCGCGCCGATACGGAAGTCAGTGATCGCCGTCTGAATGGACTTCAGATAGTTGATGCACGATGCGCTGATACTCGCGAAGTCTTTTACCTGAAAGGCCATTCACACCACCATCGAAAGGGAAACGGTTTGCCCGCTGACGATTTGCACCTTCGCGGTCACGTTGAATTTGTCGCCGTTTACGACGGTCGTCACGCTG